ACATCCAAGGTGTGTGAACTTCCTGACGGAAATCAGCAACTACACATGGGACAAGGACAAGTTCGGTAATAAACTGAACCGCCCTATTGATGACTTCAATCATCTTATGGACGCAATGCGGTATGCATTGGAAAAATATATCAAGAAAGGCAGCGGTTGGTTATACAAATAGCTGTATGGTTAAAATCATGAAAATAAAGATTCACAATGATGTATGGAAGGTCAAACTGGTGGATGCAAATGCAAAAAAAATGAACCCTGACCCAAACAGCTATAACTTTGGGCTGACCGAATATAAGGAACTTCTGATCAGCATTATGGACGGACGTTCTGAATCAGTGACACGTTCAACGCTGATTCATGAATTGGTTCATGCTTTTCTATTTTCATACGGTCATACGGTTGAGGGTGAAGAAGCAATGTGTGACTTTTTTGGTGTTCATGGGGATGAAATCATTGACCTTACAAATCAGATTATAGAAAGGTGGGGTGACAGGTGCTTACAGTCGAAGAAATAAAAATGTTCATTGATGAAGATGCTGCATCAGTGAAAAAGCATTTTGCAAGAGTAGGTGAACGCTATTTTGACGGTGATCACGACATTAAAAATTACAGAATGTTTTACTTCAATTCTGATGGTCAGCTTGTGGAAGATACAAGCCGGGCAAATGTGAGAATACCACACCCATTCTTTAAGGAACTGACAGAACAGGGTACACAGTATACCCTTTCAGGTTCAGATGGTTTTGTATTCAGTGATGTGCCTGAACTACAGAGTGAACTTGATGCAAGATTCAATAATAACGATGATTTTATTGATGAACTGTCAGAAACACTTACAGACTGTCAGACAAAAGGTTTTGCTTATATGTACGCTATGAAAGACAGCACTGACAAGCTGAAATTCACGTGTGCTGACAGTATTGGTGTTGTAGAAGTAGAAGCACGATTTGCAGAGGACGGAAAAGACCATGTAATTTATTGGTACGTTGACCGGGTTGACAAGGAAGGTCACAGAATCAAGAAAATCATGGATTGGGATGATGAACAGGTTGTTTATTATGTTCAGACAGATGAAGGGGAAATACAGCTTGACGATAAAGCCAAGGTGAATCCAAGACCACATATACTGTATCAGGTTGATGGTGATGATAATACTTATATTGATTCACTTGGTTTCTTGCCATTCTTCCGGTTGGATAATAACAAGAAACAGATCAGCAATCTGAAAGCAGTAAAAGACCTGATTGATGATTATGACCTTATGGCATCCAGTCTTTCCAACAACCTGATTGACTTTGATCATCCATTATATGCGGTCAAAGGGTTTGAAGGTGATAACCTTGATGAATTGCAGCAGAATCTTAAGACAAAAAAGATTGTCGGTGTCGGTTCAGATGGTGGTATTGAAGTACATACAGTAGATGTACCGCATGAAGCCCGGAAGGTTAAGTTGGAACTGGATGAAAAGAACATATACCGTTTTGGTATGGGTCTGAACTTGTCAGGTCTGAAAGATACATCAGCAACAACCAATATTGCAATCAAGGCAGCCTATTCACTGCTTGATCTTAGATGTAAACACCTTGAAAGGAATATCAAGCGGTTCTTGCGTAAGATCGTGGCGGTGTGCATTGATGAAATCAATCAGCAGAACGGTACAGATTATCAGATCACAGATGTTTATTTTGAGTTCACCCACGAAGTAATGAGTAATGAACAGGAAAATGAACAGAATGAACTTACAGAAGCACAGAAACAACAGGTACAAATCAACACCCTGTTATCACTGGCACAGATTTTTGGTGATGATCTGACGATTCAGTATATTTGTGATGTACTTGATATTGACTATGAAGATGTGAAGGACAAGTTGCCGGATAATGAAGCTGATAAGGTGCAGCAGGTGCAAGATGATCTTGATTCTATTATACCGGATGATGAAGGTGGTGGAATAGGTGAACAAGGCACAGAAGGAAGTACAACAGACACAGCTTAACGATGAAAAGAAAGTAATCAAGCTGTTAGAACTGGTATATGAACAGGCGAAAAAGGATTGTGAACAGAAAATCAGGGAACTGTCTGCAAGGACAGACCTTGAAAATCTGCAAAGCATCATATACCAAAAAGAATATCAGCAAATTATGGTTGATCAGATTGAATCAATCCTGTATGACTTGCATGAAGGGCAGTTTACAACAATAGCTGATTATCTACAGCAGTCATATATCAATGGTTATGTTGGTATGTATTATGACCTGCATCTTAGCGGTATACCTTTGGTTGTGCCAATCAATCAAGATCAGGTTGTTAAGGCAGTTCGTACAGATAGTAAATTGTCAAGCGGTTTGTATACAAAACTTGGTGAAGATGTTGGTTACCTTAAGCGGTCAATTCGTGCTGAACTTTCAAGAGGGATTGCAAGCGGTTCAACATGGAATGAAATGGCATTAAGAATTGCCAAGGGTATGAACAGCCCTTTTCGTAAAGCATATAACAATGCAATACGGATTGCCCGAACAGAAGGACATAGAATACAGAATGAAGCAGCCCTTGACGGTCAGCATGAGGCAAAGAAAAAGGGTGCTGACATTGTAAAACAATGGGATGCTACACTTGATAGTAGGACAAGACCGGAACACAGAGAAGCAGATGGGCAGATCATGGAACTTGATGAACCGTTTGATGTTGGCGGTGAGAAAATGCAAGCACCTGGTGTTGGCGGTTCTGCAAAGAACGTTTGTAACTGTCGGTGCTGTCTGCTGCAACGTGCAAAATGGGCTTTAGATGATGATGAACTAAAGACCTTACAAGAACGTGCAGCATTCTTTGGGTTGGATAAAACACAGTCGTTCAACGACTTCAAACAGAAATATTTGAAGTTACCTGACAATGCTGATACAATAAATGTGAAAGAATATGATGTATTGGCACATACCCAAAAGCTAAAGGGTGCAATGAGTAGTTCAGATTATGATGAATACATGAAGATTCTGACTGAACATAGTAATACATCACTTCAAAAATTGTATGCAAAGTATGCCGATCAGATCAACGGTGTAGCGTATGGGAAAAGTGGTTATTATTCACCGAGTGGTAATAATCTTGTTTTTTCATATCCACTACAAAGACACCTTGACGGTGGTAGAAGTAAATACAGTACATTAGCACATGAATATGGTCATTATTTTGATAAAAAAGCAGAATACGAAGGGCTTCATTTCAAAGAAATAGAACTTATACACAGCAAAACAAAGTGGTTAGAAAAGATGTTTGATAAGGTTGCAAGTTCTTCTGATGAATTTCTTGCAGCAGTCAGAAAGGACAGGGAACTGTTAAAAGAAACACTTACTGATGAGAGCAAGAAAGACCTTAGAGATCATGACGCAAGTGCAGGTGTACAAGACGCTATTGACGGACTTCTTGCAGAAAGGATTAGTTGGGGTCATGGTGACAAATACTATAACCGTAAATATCATTCTGCAAAGCAAATGAAAGATCATAAGGGAATACAGGCAGCATATAAAGAACTTGGTATTGATGCAAGTAATTTAGGTAAGACTGCTTTTGAGTGTAGGGTTTATGAATCTGCATCTGAAATGTGGGCTAATATCATGGGTGCAGAAGTAAACGGTGGTTCTGAATTGGAATATGTGAAGAAGTACTTGCCAAACAGCTATGAAGCATTCATTGAAATTCTGAAAGGGGTAAAATAATATGAATGAGAAATTACAGAAAGCACTTGAACGGTATAAGGAAAAATTCAATGACGATTTTCCAACTATTCCGTTTGAAAGTCAGGAAGATGAAGAAATTATTGACATTATTGATGAATGTATTGAAGAAAACAAAGACGTTTATGATCTTGGGTACTTGTCACTTGATGATATAATGTATTAAAAAGCAAAGGTATACAATTCTGCACCTTTGCTTTTTTATTACCTATATGACCGCTATATAAGGTCAGAAAGGGGGATAAAAGGAACATGAAAGCGTTGCACACTCACTTGGTATTGTAGAAAGGTATGGTGATCCTGATTATCTCCCAACTATGGGTTAAATAGTATTTTAAGGCATCCGCAAGGGTGTCTTTTCTTTTGTCCGAAAAAGGCTTATGACGTTTAAACTGCTGCTGAAATGACCCCTGCAACATGGGATATAAACTGTTGACCGTTCCCGGTGACACCGGATATAAAAACATGACGGAGAAAGGAAGAAGAACATGGAATTTTTAAAAGCATTTTTTGGTGATAAGGCTATCACCTATGATGAACTGGTACAGGCAATCAATGCCTATAACGGTGATGAAAAGAACAAAGAGAAGCTGATCAAGATGGTCAACCTTACTGATGGTGGTTATGTGTCTAAGGACAAATACACCAACCTTGAAACTGACCTTTCCGGTAAGACTACAGAACTGACCAAGGCAAACAACCTGATTGAAGAACTGAAAAAGTCAGCCGGGAAAGACGAAGAAACACAGCAGAAAATCACTGCATATGAAACAGAGATTGCAGACCTTAAGAAAGAGAATGCAGAACTGAAAACAGAAAATGCATTGAAATTTGCGTTGGTTGCAGCAGGTGCGGTTGATGTTGATTATCTTGTATTCAAGGCAAAGGAAAAAGGTGAAATCAAACTTGGTGATGATGGAAAAATCAAGGGTGAAGATGATCTGATTTCAGGTCTTAAAACACAGCATCCTACCATGTTTGAAGCATCCAATGGCAATCAGCAGCAGAGTGGTAACAGAAAAATTCTTGAAAACAACCTGCCGGGTGGGGATAAAGACAAGACAGTTACCAAAGAACAGTTCCTTAAGATGGGTTACAACGAAAGAATGAAACTCAAAGAGGAAAACCCGGAGTTATTCAAACAGTTAAATGTACACTAAGAAAGGTTAAAATGGTGAATTAAATGGCAAGAACAGGAAATTTTGGCGGTTTTGCTTTTGATGAAGAAGTATTTACCGGGATGATGCAGGAAGTCGACTATTGGACTACACCAATCATTGCTTCCGGTATCGTGCAGCAGGACAGTTCTATTATGGACTTAATCGGTGAGCATGGAAACGTGGCAACAATTCCGATCTATAAACCACTTGATGCAAATGAAAGCGGTATGGAAGCACTGAACAATGATGGTGAAACAAGTAACACACCTGTAGAGGTTTCAGGAAGTAAACAGACTTGTATGATGATTCAGAGAATGAAAGCATTCAAGGCTAAAGACTTTACAAAGGAATTAACTGGTGCTGACCCTATGACACTGATCAGAAATAAGATCGCAGGTTATTATGGTCAGGTTTGGGAAAAAGAACTGATGAACATTGCACAGGCAGTATTAGCAGTTGCAGCACTTAGTGATCATGTACTTGATCTTACTAAAGGTACTAAGACAAACATTGAAGCAGGCACAATTTACGATGCAGAACAGGCAGCACTTGGTGATATGGCAGGTGGTCTTGGTCTGATGGTTATGCATTCCATGATCTTCAAAGAGTACAAGAAAATGGAAATGGTTGACTATGATAAGTATGTTGTCAACGGTGTAATTCAGAAAGAAATTACATTGCCAACTATCGCAGGTAAACACGTACTTGTAACTGATAGATTTACAGCTACAGGAGCAGGTGCAGATGCGGTTTACAGCACATATCTGTTTGGCGAAGGTGCATTTTTATCTTGTGATAAGAACAACTATGAAAATCAGTATACAACCAACTATGACCCGGAAGCATCCGCAGGTATTGACAAGTTCTATACAAAGCAGGGTAAGGTGCTGCATCCGAATGGTCTTTCTTTAGCAGTTGATCAGATTGCAAAAGAATCACCGACTTATGCAGAACTTGGTAAGTCTGCAAACTACAGCCTTAAGTTCAATACAAAGAATGTTAAGATGGGGCTTATCAAGTCCAAGGTTGGTACAGCAGTTGTCTAAGAAAGGGTGATCTGATGATATTAGCAGTCGATGAATTGATGAAATTACCTGAATTTGCAACGCAAAATGAAAAGGTGATTGAAGAAAAACTGAACGCTGCTGAACTTATGATCAGAGCATACACTAATAACAATTTTCAGAATCGGTTTGTTCGTTTTACCGCTGATAGTTTGGGTAACAGACTGCTTGGAACATCAGACTTTTTGAAAGTGGGTGATACAGTTCAGATTTCACAGTCAATGGTGAATGATGGACTGTATAAGGTCACTGAACTGGGTGATAATTTCATCAGAGTTGATCAGGAATTGTACAAAAGTACAAACTTGGTCACTAAGGTGGAATATCCTGCTGATGTTCGGGCAGGTGTGCTTGAACTGCTTAAGTGGGATATTAAGAACAGACCGAAAACCGGGGTCAAGTCTGAAACGCTGTCAAGAGATCGGAAGAGCGTCGTGTAGG